TTTATTTAAAAAACTTGAACCTAAATTTCCTTTAGGCATTGGTGTTGCAGTTTGAGCTCCCATACCAATACTTGAAAATGCTGGGTTTTGAAATGATGCAGGCCCAATGCCTGCAGCCCCTAATGCATAAGAACCTCCACCAATTAAAGCTGCATCTCTCAATGCTCTCTTTGTTGATTTACCTCTAAGTTTTTGTACGCCAAATGTGGCTAACGCTAATGTAAATGGATCCATAGTCTATTTTCCTAATAATAGCATATATTACCATTTTACTTAGAAGGTTTCAACTCATCAGCAAATCTACCTTCATACTGATGTTCACCAATATGTACTATAGTATCATTAATATAGGCATGACATTTACCACCTATATCCTTCCATAATTGACAGAAAGAAAAATCTTCACCTAAGTAAGTCTTGGTCCGTGGATCGTGGATCGTGTCAAAGAAATTCCACAAGTTGGGTCTATCAACATAATCACCATTAATAACAGTTTTTTGTACAATGTTTTTGTCTGGATAAGCTTTAATCATTTTATCAAATACAGACCTCTTAATCATCATGCATCCCGTTGGACTATGAGTAACTTCTATTACTCCATGATCAACATTTATATTATCATTGCTTTTAACTTTCATTGGATAAGTATTAAATGATTTTTTTAAATCATTAATATTTTTAATAGCACCTTCTTGTATTCTTGATAAACATTTGTCCCACATAATTGTTTTCAATGGATAAGGTATAGCTAATACATCTTTATCTTTTTTAATCATCTCTAATATTGAAGGCGAATTAAAATAAATATCAGAATCTATAAACAACATATGTGTATAATTAGACTCTAAGAATCCTGCAACGCAAAGGTTTCGACCTTGTGTAACAAGAGAAGATTTAATTAATGAAAATGTAATTTTTATTTTATTTTTAATACATAATTGTTGTAGTTCTAATAAAGCTTGAGTGTAGTGTATTGAACACTCACTATGTACTGGTGTTGCTACAAACAAAGATATAGGTGATTCCTCTAGTTTTACTTGATCAGAATTTGGTTTCCACATAGGTGTTATTGCCTTAATACCAGGTTCTGAACTTATCTTAATTTCTTTTAATGTTTGGTAGGTATCTTTATTTATTGTTTCTTTCACTAATAGCTCCTTTCAAAAAGCTTGACCATTCCATACCTTTTTTATTCCAATTATAAAATCGTTTATAGAATTTTTGTTGTTCTTCCAAATGCTCTTGCATAAAATCTTCATGTAAATAGTTTGCTGCAGTCTCAATAGCAGAAGCTGTAGCTTGAGCCATTGTTTCATAGTTTGTAGAATAATTAATATAGACTGGCCATTCAGCGCATGTTTCATACAATGCACCAAAGTTATTAGTTAATACATGTACACCAGAAGCTAATGCTTCTAAAGCTGAAGCACATGAAGTCTCTTCAAACACACTTGGGTAAACAAACATATCGTAATTAGGCATCATCTCTCTAATGTATTCATTTGGTTTATACCCAATGTAATTTACATTAGGTAATTGTTTAGCTTGTTCATACAAAGCTTTAAACTGATCATCATTAGCTTTTTTAAAATCATCACCATAGACTTGCGTTGAACTATACACATCTAATATAATATTAGGGTTTTTTACATCCTGCATTGCACGTAATAATACATTCAAGCCTCTCCATGGTGTGCAGTGGTGTATTAGTTTTATAGGTTCACCTTTTTTATAAATTTTTCTTATTGGAAAATCTTGAACACCGTTTTTAATAACAATAGATCTATCAGTTGGTATGTCAAAGAAGTATCTAAACTTTTCATAATTCCAATGACTGTTAAATACATACCAATCATATTCACTATGTCTTGATTTATCACCAAAAAATTTTTGTAAATTAGGTTGGTCCCAAGAATTTTTTTGCCATAGTATGTTTACTTTATTAGGATCAATTGGAACTTTACCTGGTATAGATGTGCATATTTGTACTTGATCTAATAATTCTTTTGAAACATGCTTATAAAGCATTTCCATTTGTAGCTCAGTGGCTCCACGAGGTTTCATTATTTTTTAGTTAACGCCCCCATAGAAACTTTAGTAACTTTAATTTCAAGGTCTTGTCTAAAGTCATCCACAGTAGTATCAGTATTGGGATCAGCAACATCAGCATCAAAATCATTTTTACTAGCATATACTTTTCCAGTTCTTTTATGTTTGATAATTTCTTTTGCTTCTGCAGGGATCTTAGGTAAATCACTCATTAAATTCTCCTATTATTTTTTTCTTCGTCCCTGTCTATTATATTTCTTATTGTTTTGCAATTTCTTTTTTTTATTGGGGCTTTTCGAATGCCTACGAGGTCTTTTTCTAGGTTTATCTCTTTCTACAAAGTCTTTAAATTTTCTAGCCATTTTCTTGAGATCTGTCTATTAATGCATAACTTACAACACCCGTAATTTCATCTGCTGTATCTGCTTTAATTTTTAATTCATCAGATGCTTCCATAGCTAAAGTTTCACTAACCATATTACTAAAATTTTTGTTTAATTGTATATGACTTATTTCAACATCAGAGCCACCAGATTTTTTTAAATATGCATCAACATCAACATTGCTTGCAGTTTGATGACTTGCTTGTAATGATTTTACTAATAATGTTGCATCAGCAGGACATGTTAAAACAGTGGTGATGTTTGTTGTTGTTAGATCAAACGTATCGCTTTTGTATCTAATTGTCATGATATAAACCAAGTAAAAGTGTCTTGTTCATTTTTTAACTCTTGTTGGTAAGAAGTATTTAACTTATCTTTAAGAGTTTGTAAAGATTGAGAAACTTGTCTTTGATTCTCTTCTGTATAAACAGGTGTAGGTTCTGGTATAATTATATCTACTCTTGCCATTATCTCATTCCATCGGGTTGAATATCTGCTCTAAAAGTGCCATATCTCCAATTTTGATCTGTTGAAGTGTTAGCAACTTTTATACTAGCAAATCTAGATCTAGCTCTTGTATCAACTTTATCAGTAGAACTTGTTACAGTAAAAGGACCAAGAGGCGAGGATGATGAAGAGTCATTTGGATATCTTCTTAAATTAATAGTTATTTGTGCATCTCCAGTAAGTAATTTAAAGTCAGGTATAAATCTTCTCATACTCATAAAATTTTGTCCTTCTCCTAAATCAAAATCTCCTGATTGGATAAACGCTGGTATAGCTGTTTTATTACCAGTGGAATCTACTTCATCATTTCCAACCTCGTGTGCATAGTAAGTAGTTGCACCATTTATATTTGTAACTCCTTGTATAATTGGAAAAGTAGGCGTTCCTGTTTCATTAAATTCTGTTGCATAAGGATTATCATATAAAGTAGAATCATGCCAGGATGTTCTTGATAATGAACCAGTTGCCCAAGTGTTTTCAGTGTAATTGTAAGTTACAACTCTATCTGGTTCTGTTGATCCGTTTTTAGGATAAAACCAACTAATCTCCTCGTACAAGTGGTTTAAACCTGCATATACCTGTTCCCCTGCGTTGTAATTTATTCCTAAATTATCTCCTTTATTTGTAAATACAAAATCCTCTACTAAACAAGGTACTGATTTGACTGTACCATCATAAACAAAAAATCCACCTGCTTGACCCATCCACCAAACAGCTCCATTAACGTATTTCATAGCATGTTGTCCGATAGCTCCACAATTACTTCCAACTTGTCGTATAGAAAAAGTAAATGGTGGACCTACGAATTGCATAACATATGCAGAGGTGTCTGTTAATATTAATATATAATCTTTTGCTTTTGCTGCACCTACAATTTTAACACCAGAATCTATTCTAAAAGTACCTGCTGTATTTACTGAGGTAGGCGCATAATCAGATATATTTTCTTGATCTGAAAATCTAATAAACATTTTATCTTGAGAACTATCTGTTCCAATAGTTGTCTCAGTTCCAAGTACAATTAAATGCCTATCTCTTTCGGAAACAATAGACATTACTGAACGTGTTGGTGCACCACTTACTACTGTTGCTCTTGTTTGTAAAGCAGAAGCTGATGCTTCAATTGGATCCCATTCAAATGTTTTACCATTTTTAACAGTTGCAATAAGTTTTTGTCCAAAGTGATCTAATGACCATGATGCAGGATCGAGTAACACAGAGGAACTTGTAGATGCTTGTCCCCATGAAGTATAAAATTCTACTGAGGCTCCACTAGAATGAGCTGAACGTGTTCCTGCTACATCTCTAGTAATTCCAGTCAAATCATTATTTGAGACTCCAGTGTAAGAAATAAATTCTGCTCCAACTTTAATTGTACCGGACGTTGGAAAGTTAGTTGTTGATGTAAGCGTAATAGAAGTTCCTACGCCTCCTGTCCCTGCAGTATCATCTAACAAGGCTCCATTTAATGTAGAAATAATTCCTGATGCTCCTCCAAAAGTTGAAGTACCCCAACCATAGCCATAACTTTGATTCAGTGGCCCAGGTTTAATATAAGGGTTAATTGTTGCAGCTCCACCTGCAGAAACAGTTGCAGTTGCATTTTTTGACATAGTAATTGTAAAAGTATCATTTGTTGGAACAGTTACTACTTCAAAGGTATTAGTTTCAAAGTCTGATGCAACATAACCTGCTCCAGGTGTAGTGACCGATGTAAATGTAAATAAATCTCCAACCGTTAACCCATGAGCTATTTTGTTTACAGTAACTGTAGCTGAAGTATCTGTAGTATCAAAGGTTATTCCTGTTATTGCAGTATTTAGAGGGGTAATATCATAAAACGCACCTTCGTAATATATAATTAGTGTTTTATTGGTACCAAGTGCTACATACTTCCGTCCATCTAAATCAGCCCAAACAAGCTGTTCTCTTACGGCACCTACTAATGTTTGATTAGTAATTTGTTCCCAACCACCAATTTTTTCTGGTAAACCATATCTAAAACGAACAAAATCACCATCAGTCCATTGACCCTCTGCTCCTGTTTCAGTAATTTGTTTATTAAATCCTGGTCTTATTTGTACGTTTGTTAAAGGCATGAGGTATTATACCATTTAATTATGTTAAAATAAACTTAGTCTAAGTTATACAAGGGTTCTTGTTTATCATCCTTAAACTCAGCATAAGGACCCTTTTTGTCTACATAATGAAGAAAACATTGTGCATGCCAGTCTCCAATAAAATTTTTACGGTAGTGCTCTAATTCACAACCTAAATAAATACAAGCATCTCCTGGCTCCATATTAATTGGATTATCTTCAATATAGATAGGCCATTTTGTGCCATCACTACCAAACATGACAGTAACAGATATCTCACAAGATGGTCTATCTTTATGTGGTTTAAGTTCAGAATTGTAGGTATATAAACGAGTAAAAGAATAAGTAGGAAATAAATCTAAATTTGTTTCTTTTTCCATTAAATTTTTTTTATTTAAAAGCAAAGACTCACCAAAAGGATCTCTGTAAAATATTGTATCTGAATTGTTATTTTGAGCAAAATCAAAATCTACTCTATTATTCTTGTGCTTTATTAATATATATTTTTTTGCTAATTCTGTCTCTTCCTTTGTAAGAAAGTTTTTTACTAATTTATATTTAAAATTTTTTATAGTAGCCATGATACAACTGAATATCTAATTCCCTTCGTTACAGGTTCTACTTTATGTGGATACATAAAATTACTTGGCCAGACAATAGCTTTTGCAGCAGATGGTTTAACTCTAAGTATTTCATTAGTTTTACTTAAATTACTAAAAACTAAATCTCCACCTTCGTACTCATTATTTAAAAGAATAATTATAGACAATGTTCTCGGTATAGATCGACAATGGTCAGAATGAAAACCATAATGACCATCATTTTCATATTTTAAAATAGTAATCTCTTGAACTCCATGAACTACACAAGTTGTATTAAATTTTCTTTCATAATTTCTTTTTAAATTCATTATAATAGATCCTAAAAAATTAAGCCAATGCACTTCTGTTTGTGATTTACTTTGCAAATTCAAACTTAAATTTTTTACTTTTCTTGCTTTTTCATCCACAATTTGTCCACCCCCTGAGTTTGAAATAATTGCAGCTTTTTGAAATTTATCATCTTCTTTATTTAGCCATTTTATAAAAGAAGATAATGTTTCTGGTGGCATGACATTTTCTTCGGTGTATATTAAATCTTCTAAGACCACGTTTTTTTAAACCAAATTTTTTCTTTATAACTATTTATTAAACTTCCTAAGTTTTGAAATTTCTGTTTTACTATATTATTATCAATAGCTTTAATTTTAAAATTCCATGATTCTCTTTTAAAAGGAATAACTTGAACATATGGAGTTCCTTGTTTGAACATCATATCAAATTTTGGATATTTATCAGCGTTAATTATAATTGGAAAGTTTACAAAGTGTGAAAATTTATCAGTGTCTACTATTGCAGGAATTATACTAAAATAATCATTTTCATTTAGTACAGGAGGAATAAACAAACAGGAATACCCTGGCGGTGTTTTTATTATCCAGGGATTTAATATTTTTAAAAAACTAAAATTACCGTTTTTTTTAACAGGAAAACTTTTTTTACCACCTAGTTGATCAATATTATGTTCATTTGATTCATGGCTATTTAAATTGTATTGAAATAATTCTTCTTTACTATAACTTTTTGCAGCTCCATAATGGTATCTAATTCCGTATGCTTTTTGCTCTTCATTATAAAAGTTAAAGTTTAAATTTATATCTTGTGGTAAAGGCAATGTATAACCAGCAGTCATACAATCTAAAAAAGGCATACATCCTTTTATATTTAATTTTGGAAAAGAGTGGGTTGGTATTTTTTTATACCATTCTGGTATAAATTTTTTAGCAGGTTTTGGCTGAATTTCTTTTACTTCTACTAGATCAGGATGAATACTAAACTCTATCTTATTTGAAAACATAGGTTAGTTTTTAAATTAATCTACGGTAATTGCAATAATTTCTTTTGTGAGTTTCCTGGTTGAGCACTAAACCATTCTTGAGGTGTTTGAGATAACGGATAAAGATCTTCCATCTCTCTCATATTTACAGCTAATAATTGGTTTTGAACTGTTTGCCATTCATTATAATCAGGATGATTTTTATTAGATTTCAAAAAAGCAGCTATTCCTGAAACAGCCCACGAATGCCATTGTTCAAAATATTCTTTTGAAAGGGCTTCTGTAGTAGGTATTTCATTATCACTTGAAACAATATTATCACCCTCTAATCTAAAAGTTTTTTTAAGATTTAAGGCATCACTAGCTTGTTGATCATTAATTTGTTTAGAAACATATGTAGTACGATGTTGCATCAATGAATCTTTTTCAGAATCAGTTAAAGCTACGTTTCTTAAATCACCATTTTCAAATATTGCATACTTCATTTATTAATCTCCTACGTATCGTTTTCAAAAATTAAAAGGGCTCCACCTCTAGAAGGTCTACTTCCAACACCACCAGGTGAATTTCCACCACCATCACCAGATTGACCGGATCCATTATCCATACCTAAAACAGGTCTTTCATTGTAATTTCCAGTTCCTGGGCCACTATAAGTTGTGGAGTTAGAGTCGACAAAAAATGTTGCATCAACAGTTCCATCAGGTGAAGGTGCGTTTGAAATATTTCCTGCGGGACTTGGATTGATTCCTGAGAATCCTCCATAATTAGAACCAGCCCCTCCGCCTCCACCGTTAACAGTAAATAAAGCTGGAGATCCTAAATTAGTTGCACCTCCACCACTTCCTGAGGATGCGTTATATCCTGGAGATCCATTACTTCCTTTTCCACCAATAGAATAAGGTGCGGAAAAAGGTGCTGTGACTGGAATTTTATAAACGGCATAACCACCATCTCCTCCAGCTCCCCCTCGTCTTCCTTGCCCTGACGTTCCGCCAGATCCACCGCCACCACCTGTAGCATAAACAATTAATTCAGTTGTTGCTGGGTTAGCAGTGAAAGTTCCTGAAGCAGGACCTGTAACATAAAAATTTGGTGTGAATCCTTTACTTCCACCTGCACCGGTTGATGCAGCAGTTAATCTTCCTTGTGCGTCAACTGTTATACTAGCTGAAGTATAAGAACCTGGTGTTACCGCTGTGTCTGCTAGTTTATCAGCTGTTACAGCATCATTAATTATAGCCGCAGTTGTAACTGCGTTGTCTGAAATTTGTGCAGCTCTAATTGCATCATCTGCAATTTTAGCATTCGTTACAGCATCGTCAGCAATTTGTGAAGTTGCTATTTCACCTGTAATATTTGCTGCAGCAACTGTACCACCTAAAGTGTCTAATGAAATTTCATTTAAGTTTGTTCCATCAGAATAAGCTGCATAAATTTTTGCTTGGTCTAAAGTAAAGCCAGTGCCCGATGCAGTTTTAATTGTAAGATTTGTTGGTCCCACTACTGCCGAACAATCAAAAATATAAAATTTTTCAATCGAATCTGGAATGGTTACACTTGAAGCACCTGTTAAAGTTCCAGTAAATTTAATGACCATATTTCTTGCATTTGAAATAGTCTTGTCTGTCATTGCAAGAGCAACGGTTCCACCATCAGAAAGTGCTATTGCTTCATAACCAGCGATTGCTTGTTGAATTAAGTTTAAGTTGTTATTTGTATTGTCTCCCCAAGTACCAGCATTTTCGCCAGTAACCATTAGTTCTAATTTTAAATCTGTAGAATAAGATGATGTCATAAATTTTTATCTCCTAAATTATTATAATTTTACATTACCTAAGCTGCTAAATCAACCTCAGTCCAAGTATTATTTACACCAGGATCTATTTCTTGCCATGCCGTAATGTTTGTGGTTCCTGCTGAAATTGTCATTTGAATACCTGTAACCTCAACATTTGAGGTACCTTCTACTATTACACTTCCTACAGAACTTGTTACCTCAAACCCACCTACACCTATTATTTGTCCTGGTATTTCCTCTGCTTGTCCTAATGATAAAGTTAATTCTTGGCCAGTAACAGGCTCTACTGTTGACTGGATTAGGGTTATGGATCCTAAAGTCATTGAAGCCTGTATTCCTGTAACGTCAACAGGAGTTTTTAATCCTGCAACAGTTATACCAACAGATGGTGTTAACTGCCCTGCGCTTGTAACAGTTACGTTAGCGTCAGCATCAAATTCTAATGTACCAATAGTTCCTTCTAATTGATCTTCAGAAGCTAATACAAATATGTCTTGGTCGATTTGAATTGAAAATGATGGATTTGCGAAAGTAGATGTTAATTCTGATCCTGTAACTTCTACAGTGTGATCCGTAAATGCTGTTTCATCTCCGATAGATGATGTTAGTGATATACCATTTACTGCAACTGAATAATTGTCTCCCCAAGCAAAACTTCCCCAAGCATCTCTACCCCAACCTTCTCCTGTTAAAGTAGTCTCATCAACTGTTGCTGATCCAATAGAAGTTTGTAATTCTCCGGTTGAGGTTACGGGAACACCTATACCAATAACTGTTTGTCCAACAGCCATCGATTCTAGACTTCCAGTCAATGACACTAAAACAGAACTTCCCGCTACCGCACCAGCGTTTGTAAGTGTGAGTTGAGATCCTGTTACATCGACATCAGCGTTAGCAGATGAAGTTTCTGTTCCGATTGATGAAGATAATGCTATGCCACTGACTGAGACGGTTTCATTAGACAGGTCTCCCCAGTCTGATGATCCCCATGTTTTACTACCCCATCCAGTGGCCATATCATCTTATTCCTTTTATTAAGCTATTCTTAAAATCGCAGCAGAAGTAGTGAATGCAGGGAACTGGATTGTAAACGTTCCAGATGTTGCAGTCTTATCTGCACCGAAATCTAACACAGCAACTGCATCAGTAGTATTTGTACCACCGTTAGTTGTAGTGTTGTAAATCAAAGCACCTCTAGCTGTTAAAGTAACACCAGTAAAAGATAAATCAGCAAAGTCAGTAATAGCTACTCCTGAAGATACTTTTACACCTTGGTTAATCAAAGCTGAACCACCTGCAGCGTAACCTGAAGATGAAACTTCATTTGAAGTTGTGTAGTTTGTAGTTGATGCACCTAAAGTTGCAGCTGATGTAAACATCGCTAATTTAAATGTATCGCCACCATCTCCAGATGTATCAAAATCGTGACTTCCTTGAAGTAATTCTTTTTTAAAAGAATTACAGATTGCGTTTGTTGTTATTGCCATAATTATTCTCCTTTAAAATTATTGGTTTGGAGAAGGAGAAGGTACTACCATTCTAGGTACACCGTCATCAAACTCCCCCCGTCTTCTTCTACCCATTTGTTGTAGGGCAAAATTTTGTACTTCTTCATTATACTTGGTTTGATATAGGTTGTATAGATTGTCTGGTCCTTTTAAGAATCTAAAAGCTTCAGTTAATACACCGTGAAGCAACATGGATTCTTGGTTTGTAGATACAAAAGTATTAGTTGTACTTGTGAATTGTGGTGGTGATTTAATGTAATTTACTTGTACAATATCAGCATTTGCAGGAGTAGGTGCAACTAAAATTACAGCACCTTGTTGGACGTTATCTTCCCAATTAGCATAGTATTTAGGGGTTCCTGTTGTTGAATCATTTGGAGAGTATTCTGAAATAAAACTTGTGTCTCTTTTTTCTAAAAAAGTTCTTATATTGTTACTATCTATAACTTGAACTGATCTAATTATTATCGCATCATTAGGTAAAGATACATATCTATTACCTGCAGTGAAATTAGATGTAGCATATTTTCTTAAATCATCATAATCAACTTTGCCTGCAATATCGAGTTCAACAGATCTAATAAAACCTTGAATTATACTATCAGTTAAAACATTACTATCTACTTCAGTGTAATCTCTAACTTGTGTCAAAAAATTTGAATAACTTATTGCCATTATGTAATACTCACTGTTACTGATTTAATTTGAACTGATAATTGTCTTCTTCTATTTTGTAGTGATGGATCTGCAGGAATCATAGCACTTGTTCCTTGAGTGATAAAAGCAAAATCTCCAGGTAAAGTTAAATTAGCAGTAATCATTCCCTGTCCACCAGAAGACGCTATCGCACCGTTTACTGTAGTAGGTTGTTGAAAATCTTGTGATCTAGTATTTTTTAAAGCAATTGCATCTGCTTTATGGTAAGGAGGATCAAGTTGTGGATGTTTTGGCTCATACTCTGAAATATGAACTAAAGCTCCTGTCCACTCTTTAACCATTTCTTTATAAGGAAATGCTTGACCAGATCTATCCGATATTGCTTGACTTCTTTTTCCAGTTGCAAAACTCATTAACCACCTCCTGGAAAGTATGATTGAGGAGATATATATACTGA